TGAGCGACCTCCAAAGGCGTCTTGCCAGGGCCATACCACGGAAACTGCTTCATGTGTTGGGCCAATGCCAACGCGAACATTGCCATATCTAGCTTGTCAGCGTCATTGTAAGTGGAGATGTTCCTCGGGTCTTTGACATCCGGGTACGCCTCCGCCTTAATGAAGCATTTCAATACTAGCTTGCGGAACTGTCCGGTTAGCACGGCCTTCGCAATCGACAGTTGCTGGGTAGTGCTAGTCTGCTTCGCATTCACCACTTCGAAACAGACCGGTTCAAGGTGCACGTCTTGCAGGATGAGACTCGCAAACTCATCCATGCAGCGGTCACGGAAATTATTCGGCCGCGGCTCGGCTTTCTTGAGGTTGTTAATGCGCCCCTGGACGCAAGCCTCCTCACCAGCCTTATTAGCCACGGGCGCGAATGCGCCGTGAACCAATGGACTCATAAATGCCTGGAGCTTGGGTTTGGCTTCAGCATCAAACTCCAGAGGTTTGTACTGATATGCCCTCACGCCGCGCTCAACAGGGTATACCGTCATCTTGGCTCGACCGCCACAACTGCGGTGATAGTCCGTTAACACCGCCGAAGCGGGTCGGTCTTTCACCCAGCTAGCCGTGGTAGGGAGCATGAGATTCGTCGTGCCCAAGCGGGCAACAGTAGCAATGGCATCGTCTTCGGCGAGCGTCACCGTAGCAGACAGGGCAGCGCCTGGCCGAGCCGTGGTGACCATCAGCTCTCCACTAGAGGCCATGACATTGAATCTCACAAATTTCTCACCCGTTGGTCCCGTCATGATGGGGTTGAATCGTCGCAGTTCCCTCGTCTCCAACAGGTTGACAGCAAGAATAGCTGCCAGCCCATAGAACACCCGGATTGGGGCGAGCAACACTACCTGGCGGTGCCTACCTACTTGCTTGCGTTCGACTGCATACGCCACGGCCTTGAGGGGCACGCCAAGGGTTCTCTCCGCTACAAGGAAAGAGTCCGAGGCATAGTCCCACAGCATGTGCGAATAACTGCCGCCGCCAGCAACGTTGGTGGTCAGTGACCCGTCTTCTTCAAATCTAAAGGACGTGTCATCATCGCCATTAGAAGTCGCTTCCTCTGGAACCACGGTGTACAACAGCACCGGCTTCGCTTCATCGGCAAGGAGACTGGGCATGTCAACATAATAGTCAACATCACACAGAAACCTCACGTCGCGCTCAGCAGGCTCATCACAGCGGTTGTCAGCATTGACGTCTTTGGTCCAGTACCACCTGCGAGTTCCCTTCAAGCCACGTCTCTGGTCCGATTTGGACATGCCCACTACAAACAGCTCAGAACCACAGTACTGGGCAGTGTTTTGGGCAAGACGTGTAGCTGAAGTCCTCAAGCTGGCGGCACTTGCGTGCGTGTGTCCCGGAGTACCATCAACCGGGTCCACATTGGTGTGTGCGAAGGCATCACGAGCGACATCCGACGCAATTGTCGGGCTCTCAGCTAGCCATTCACACAGCTCCGATGCGTAGTCTCGCAATACGGATCTCTTCGCATAGACAAATGCGACGGCACCTGCAGTGCCCGCCACAAAAGCGATCAATTTCACTCGTCTAAACGGCATCGACATAGTCGGATTGGTG